TATTGAAGTACATGATATTGTATGTCATATCGCTGATGCTGTTCTTGCTGGTGGTATCAGGCGAGCTGCTTTAATATCACTATTTTCAGCAGACGATAGTGAAATGATTTCATGTAAATCAGGCAACTGGTGGGAGCTTAATCCACAAAGAGGTAGAGCTAATAACTCAGCTGTATTAATAAGACATAAAATTACTAAAGAGTTTTTTATGGACTTATGGGAACGTATTGAGTTGTCTGGCTCTGGCGAACCTGGTATTTATCTTAACAACGATAAAGACTGGGGAACTAATCCATGTTGTGAAATAGCACTTAGACCATTTCAGTTTTGTAACTTATGCGAAGTTAACGTATCAAACGTAGCAGACCAAGAAGATCTTAACGCTAGAGTTAAAGCTGCGGCATTTATCGGCACATTACAAGCTGGCTACACTGACTTTCACTACTTACGTGAAGTATGGAGAGAGACTACAGAAAAAGACGCGTTAATTGGCGTGTCAATGACTGGCATTGGATCTGGTGTTGTATTAGATATGGACTTAAATAAAGCTGCAGATGTAGTCAAAAGAGAAAATGCTAGGGTTGCAAAGTTAATTGGTATTAACAAAGCAGCGCGTACGACGTGCGTCAAGCCTGCTGGAACGACTTCTCTAGTACTCGGAACTTCATCTGGTATTCACGCGTGGCATAATGATTATTATGTCCGTAGAGTACGCGTAGGCAAAAACGAAGCTATATATAACTATTTATCTGTAGCGCACCCTGAATTAATTGAAGACTGTTTTTTCAGAGGTCACGACACCGCTATTATTAGTATACCTCAGCTAGCGCCAAAAGGCTCTATACTTAGAACTGAATCTGCTTTCGACACGCTTAATCGTGTTAAGCTAGTAGCTGAAAACTGGGTTAAAGCTGGTCACAGATCTGGAAGTAATACTCATAATGTTTCTGCTACAATATCTTTAAAAGATGATGAGTGGAAAAAAGCTGGTGAGTGGATGTGGGAAAACAGAGACTGCTACAACGGTCTATCAGTATTACCTTACGATGGTGGTACTTATACTCAAGCTCCGTTTGAGGACATTGACGAAGCTAAGTTTAATGAAATGTCCAAGGTTTTATCTGATATTGATTTAACGAAAGTTATTGAAATGGACGATAACACAGATTTATCAGGTGAGCTTGCTTGCGCTGGTAACAACTGTGAAGTTATTTAATTTAATTTTATTTATTATGACAGAATTAGAAGAATTATACAATGCAATGTTGGTAAACTTAGAAAAAGGTATTGCTGACTTAGAAAAGTTTGAAGAAGGCAATATGTCTGCTGGAACTAGAGTACGAAAAAATATGCAAGACGTAAAAGAGCTTGCTCAAAAAGTAAGGCTTGAAGTTCAAGAACAAAAAAATTCTAAAAAAGTAATTGCTTAAATAATAAAGGGGACTAACGTCCCCTTTTTTTTATTTTTCTCCGCACTTTTTGCTTGGATTATTTACTTGTACCCAGTTTTCCTTTTGGAACCAGTCTCGAAGCGTAGCTCCTTTTTTCCTAGCTCCTTTAACAAAAGACTTACTAGATCTTTTATACTTACCTTTTTTAGCTGCAGCTAGTTTAGCACGAACAACTTTTTTGCGTTCTTCTTTAGTCATGCTCATGACCTTAGCTTTAGGTAAGCACACTTTTCTAGTACCTCCGCCTTTTACTTTTTTAAATGGATTTTTAGACTGAGCGTAAGCCATTTACTTCTTCTTCATTTTCATTTTATACATTTTCATAGCAGAAGCAGCTTTTTTCATCTCCATAGCAGATTTTTTAAGCATCATAGCTGAGTCTTTCTTCATTTTCATAGCTGCTTTTTTCATCTTCATAGCAGAAGCTTCTTTTTCTTTAATAGCTTTAACTAAGTTAGCAGGAAGATTTTTCTCTTGCTTAGCAGTTATTTTCATAGCTGATTTTTTCTTCATATCACCAGTTAATTTCATAGCTGATTTTTTAGCCATCTTTTTAGGGTGGCTCATTTTCATTGGTCCTTTTTTCATTTTAAATTTTGTTTTTTATAAAGTTATACATTTTTTTACCTAGCTTTTCGCCTATCTTAGAATCTGATCTATGATGAACTTTAGCTATTAATCTACTTTTAGATATATTTTCAGCTGTTTTGTTAAAAGCTTTAGCATGCTTAGGATATTTATCGCTAAGTACTTCTGCTATTAAAAAAGCTTGTGTTGCATGCCCTGATGGGTAAGATGGTGTTTGGGCAGAACCTAGATATACAGGTTTTAAATCTATGTTCATCTTTTTAGCAATTACACTAGGTCTAGGCCTATTAAAGTGTTTTTTTAATTTTAATATAACTGGAACAGACTCTTTAAGTAGTTTATTAACTAACTTGTTGTCGTAGTCTTTAATATTGAGCTTCTTTGCTTTATCTTTAAAAACTTTCTCAATATCGTCGTTATACTTAACAAACTTTTTATTGCTTGGTATTTTTTTTAGCTCTTTAATCTCTTGAGATGTATCAAAAGAGTTATCACTAGGTGGTTTCATGTCTTTAAAAGAAGATATGTCAAAATCTTTAAACATCTTTTCTTTGTGCTTTTAATTGTTTTTTAGCAGCTCTAGCAAGTCTAGCCTGTTCCATCTTACCCATAACCTCAGCTCTTTGCTCTAAGACTGTTAGTATTTGTATTTTGCGAGCGTAAGGCTTATTTATTCTTTTAACTTTAGCTATTGTTCTTCTAGCGTCAGCTACTGTAGCAAACTTTATACTAACTGTATCTTTAGGGTTCTCATCGGTGTATAGTCTTCTGCCTGATCCTTTTGGCTTTTTACCCGTGCCTACTTTTGGATCTTTACGCTTTTTATTAGGCGATGGTCTGTTGGTTTGCATGTTTATAAACCAGTTACATAACTGTTTATCGCGAGGTGTAGCATTAGGCCTAGCTTTTAGCTTTTTGCACTTTTCTATAGTGACATCACCGCCGTACAGCTTTGATATTCTAGCTTTTAATACTCCGCGGTAAGCTTTACTCATTTCTTTTTACCTAATCTTTTTCTTACGATGTCCATAGTTCTACGCATTTTGGCAGCGTACTTTGGATCTGTATTTCTTCTAAATACAACTTGCTGATTTAAGCTACTTATAATTTTAGATAAATTACCTTTACGAGACTTAATCATCCAAGTAGCTAAATCAGACGCAGATAACTCTCTAAACTTGCCTTTAGCATCAGGAGCGTCTGAGTGTTTAAAATCACCCATGCGCTTTTTGTTAGGAGAGCTACTCTCCATCTTATCAATATGTTTTTGTACAATTTTTGCTTGCTTTCCATGTATGTTAGAAGCGTTTTTAAGCTGTCCAACAACTTCTCGCAAGTCTTTGTATTTCATTTTAAAAGCCATTATTTTAAAAATTTTCTAGGATTACGAGTACATCTTACACCCCAGCCAGAAGCATAAGCTGATGGCCATACTTTAAACTTACGCTTAGCTGCTCTTTTGCAAGGCTCACTAATTTTGCCTTTCATAGGAGAACTCATTTTTGATAGTCTCCTTCTACCGCAGCCAGTTTTAGGTATTGGATTATTTTTTTGTACGTATGCCATAATTTACCATTTTACTTTATCTGCCCACCAAGCAGCACTCATTTTTCCTTTAGCTATATTTTTAGCATGTCTTGCTTTAAAGCTTTTACGCTTGGCTTTCATTCGAGCTGATTCACCTTTTTTAGGTTTACCAGCAGTACCTTTTAAAGTTCCAATAGCCTTGCCCTGCTGACCAAATCTAATTATTTTTTCTTTACCACCTTCACAAGCTTTTACTACATGAGACTTAGTAGGGTGGCTAGGAGTTCTTCTTGGCTTGTTGCAAGCCATTGTTTTTTTATTTAGTTTCTTCTGTGCCATTATGCTTGCGCTACTATTACTTCAACATCGCAAGCCGCTACTAAAGAATTTATTTCTATTAAATCTAACTCAGCTGCTGAAACGCCGCTAGCTAAACCATTGTCTCTAACATCATAGCCTAAAGAAGTCATAATATATGAACACCCAGCGTTTAACTGTATAGCGAAATAATGATTTGTAGAACTATCGCTAAAGTAAATCTCTATAGCATTTGTACTGTCAAAGTTTGTTATTCTTAAATATTTAAAATCAGCAACTTTAAATGTCCCAGCGCCATCTTCTAAAGCCGCAAATCGTATTATTTCGGTTTGACCAGTTGTAGGTGGCTGAAATAACATTTTTTGTATTCTGTTAACGCCTGTTATAGTTTGAGTTTTATCAAAAGCTAAGGCTTCACCACTTATACCGCTAGTAAAAGTTTCTCTTGTTTGTATAGTTAAATCAGGCATATCCTACTATCATTTCAATATTAACACTACCACCAATTCCTTTAACTGCAAAAGTTTCAGCTAAAAAATCAGTATCACCATTGTTTAGTTTACCAGCGTCGTTAGCTTCCATGGCTAAATTACTTATTTCAAAAACTTCTAACGGAGCAAGTTTTTTTGTAAACGAGTTAATAGGTGAAGCTGGGTCAGATCCAATTAACAACTCACAAGAATTACTTGCGCTGTAATTTTTTATCCTAAGATATTTAAAATCATCTTTAGCTATTTTACCAGCGTTACTAGCACCAGAGCTAACGTTATTGTCTATAGTAAACAAAGTTCTATGAGAGCTAGTAGTGCAATTGTATTCAAATTTAGCTAATCTCACAACGTTTGCAATAGTTACAGTCTTGTCAAAAGCGTGAGCTTCACTAGTTATACCACTAGTCCAAGCTTCAGTAATACGTGTAGTTAAATTAGGCATAATCTATATATTCAATTGTTACTTCTTCACCTCGCTCCAAAGCTTTAGCAATTTTAGGATAAATCCTTTTATAAGCGGCCGTAGAGCGACCAATGAACCCGTCTTCTTCGACCATGTTATTATTTTGGGTGTCCCCCACCAAGAGACAACCAGCGGTATGCTCATCTGTGTTTCCGCAGTGTACAAGGATATAGTCAAAACCAGGAACGTCAATGATGTGAAGCATTCCTTTGTGTATATCTTGAAACCTTTTAGAGTACTTAGCGTGAAAGCCACCAACGGTCCTAAACCGTATCTCATAAATACCAGCAGGAATCCTAGTCTCACTATAAACCTTATTGTCTCTGTATTCATCTTCAAGCGTATAACATAAAAATGTTTTAACACCTTCAACTACAGAGAACAAAGCGCCTGATGTTGAGTCTTTTCCGCTGCTAAAGCGCAAGACTTCTAGTTTCATTACGAGCTAGATCCAAATGCCATGAACTCAACAACCTCTGTTCCAGCTGTTGAAAAAGCTACTAAGTCAGTCACATCATCAGGTACTGGTAAGAAAGCCCAGTCACCACCAGCTAATTTAAGTACAGTTTCATCATCAGCCGCGCTGTCTTGATAAACATATACATAGTTAGTTCTAGTTGTGTCTGTGTTTTTAACATACAAATAAGCTGGAGTTGTAGTAAACTGATCAGTGGTAGCTCCAATAAGAGTTACCTGACCAGAAGCTGTACCTTTAGCTGTTGATGTTACTTTTTTTCTTTGCATACCATTAGTAATATCGGCTGTGATGCCTACGCTAACGGCTGTGCTCAAGGCATCTGATAATAAATCAGAGCTCGATAATGTTAATGCTGCAGTTACTGTTGCCATTTTTATTTAGTTATTTATTGTTAATGTTAATCGCAGCCTTTCATAGCTGCTAGTTCTTTTTCTAATTCATTTATTTTATCATCATTTTCATTGATGATTTTTATTTTCTTTTCTAAGCGCTGCTCTAGTACGTTAATGTCTTCTTCTAGCTGACCTATTTGACTATAAGCTACGCCCATAGTAAAGATTACACCTACTATCCAAATTATATTACCAACGTTTACTTCTAGGTTTTTACCTATCATTTTTCTTTATAAACTCTAGTATTATGTTTAGCTTTTCTTTTACTTCGTTCATTTGCTCACGTAAAGACTCGTGGCGTTTTTCAAATCCTACTTTAACTTCTTTAATACTAAAAAAGAAAAATTTATATAAAGCATATAAGCTACCCATAAGTAAAACTACAGATAGTCCATAATTTTCTATTAGTTTAAAAGCTTCTTCCATTACCCTATAAATATTTTAGCTAACGCGGCGGCTACAGCGGCATATAACACCCATATAGCTTTAGTCATAGTTTTTCTAGCAGTTGTGTTTTGATTAACTCTAGCAGCTATGCCTTTATCAGGATCAAGTAGCTGCTTAGTAAGCATGTCTAACTTCTCGTCCATTTTATCAAGCTTTTTATCCATTTGATCCATACGTTGCTGCATTAGTGCTATTTCTTTATCCACCGGTTCCATTACTTTATTATTACATGTTAGTTATGTACATAGCATCTACCGCTTTTGTTTGTTGTAGTATTCTGACATCTTCTACCAGTACTTCGCGATCTAGCTGTACATTGCTTAGATTTTCTAGTTTCTTTTTTTTCTTTTTTTAATTTCTCTTCAGCTTCTTGTTGAGCCTGACGCTTTGTATCTAAATACTTCACGTATTCATTTTTTTTACCTTTATTCATAACTACACGCTCTCCAACTTGTAAATCCCAAGAACTCCAACCTAAGAACAAAAATGCTCTTTGCATCGCTGAGTTATCTTGATTTAAAGCTTCGCGTATATTATCTATTTTTCTAAAACCTCTATCAAGCGGTAAATTAGTAGCAGCAGAAGTTACATTACCTATAGCATCCCAAATAGGATTGTTATAATCAAAAGTGTCCATGCTAGCCATTATTTCTCTGTCAAACTTATAAGTGTTTAACGCGCTATAAAGTTTTCTAGCTTTTGACCCCATAGGAGGTGACACTTGTAAAGCTTCAACTACGACTTGTCCGTAGTCAGCTCTAGATTCTCTTTTAGACTGCTCAGCAAACTCCATTAAAACGTTTTTAATAGTAGCTATAGCAGCTCCAGTAACGCCAGATCCTCTTAGTATTGTATCAGTCATGCCGTTAACTATTCGTAAAGTTCTTCTATCTAACTCGTCATCTTCTTCATCATCAAAACTTAGTGCGAATATAGCAGACTGCATAGCAGAGAATATAACATTTTGTATAGCTCCATAGTATAATATTCTAGACACGTTACTCCTCCAATCACCACGTCTATTAGCTAAGTCTAAAGCAGCTTTTTTGATTAAACGGTTGTACTGCAAAGGCGTATTAGCAAAAGCTAATATAAGACGTCCTAACGGGCTAGCTTGCTGTTGAGATATTCTATCAGGTCTTGAAGACTGCTGAGTTTCTTGAGCTATTTCTTGGAAATCTAAAAACGCTTTTTCTTCAGCAGTTTTTTGAGTTATGCCTTGCTTTAAGTATGTGTTAATTCTATTTCTATAAAATGTAGCACCACCAGAAGCAATAGCAAAACTATCAGCGATTTGTGTAGGTGTGAAACCTACTTTAAGTAAATATCTTAGTGCGGCCTTAGCTTTATTTTGAGCTCCAGCTACAGCGTTAGCAAGCTCAGCTTCATTTACATTTATTTGAAGTCCAGCTCTTCTAGCTCTTAAAAAGTCTGAGTTAAATAACGCACTAAAATCTGACCAATACTGTTTTTGGTTAGCTAAAGCTTTACCAGCAGCAAATATATTGTTATCTTGAAAGTTTATAAAGTTAACTGTAGATAAAGTCTGTAATACGGCAGATCTACTGTTAAAGAACATAATAGCGCCTACAGATCCATTAACCCAGTTTGTCCATGCTTGACCATAGCTTCTATCTGCAGATCTATTAGTGCCATTTTCCATACGAAACAACACGTCTTCTAATGCTTTTCTAAATTGACTACCGTAGATAGCTTCTATTTTGTTCATGTTTTCTGGCGAAAATATAATATCTTTATTTTCTATAAACTCCGCTAAAAACTGTTTTCTACCTATTTTATCCACGATGTTCTGCATATCTGAAGCGATGTTTTCTACACTCCAGTTATCAGTTGGCTTAATGTAACCTTCTTTTCTTTTAGAAACTAAACCTAGTAAATCTGCAAATGATCTAAGATCTTGATCTGTTTTAACTACGTTGTCTAAGAACTGAATATCTCTTTTAGATAAACCAGGAATATCGTGGCCAGCTTTATTAAATAAATAAACTCTTACAGCGTTGTCAAACGTAAAGCCACTATCTTTGTCTATTAACTTACCTAGTTTTTTCTTAACTTCTGGAAACTGCTTTCTAAGCTCTTTGTAATCATCTAATATAGTCATGCGAGCCATGCTCATTTCACGATCTGCTCTAGCAAATGGATCTAACAAAGCTTTTTTCATAAACTCCATATCAGCATTACCTTGCTTACCTTTGCCGTAAAAATAATACAATAAGCCAGCAAAATCATCAGCTGATGGTGGTACAAAAAATCTGTATTTACCTACGTTTTTACCACGCTTTTGAGCGGCAACTCTTGAAAATACTTTTTCAGCTCCAACACTTTTAGTTCTTTCAAGCATCTTGTTAAAGCCTTTACTCAAGTTTTTACTAAAGTTAGTTCTGGCTTGCACTGACTTACCTTTAACGTCTAGTTGATTAAACACGTGCTGCACAGCTTCAACGTTAGGTAAGGCATCGTCTACAAAATACATGTCATTATAGCCTTCAGCGTATTTTTCTAGCATCCACTCAGCTTTAGCATCGCCTCTGCTGTCGCCTAAACCAGTTATATTTTCAAACGGTATATTTATACCTTTAGTTTTAAGCCACTCATGTATCGCTGTGGCTGCTTCAGCTGGTCTAGCAGTTAAAACAAATACGTTGTCTACTCCGTATTTTTTAATTTGATTACGCATCTTCTGAAGTAGTGGACCATCAACACCGCCTCTAACATTTACAAAGTCTGTAAAGTCAAACTCATAGCCATCAGCAGCAAATTTAGGCCCTTGTAATGGCCAGTCTCCAGATGATATTCTTTGTACATCATCTCCTTTAGTAGCTACTATAAAGTTTTCGCCATCAATTATCAGCGTTTCATCAAAATCAAAAGTAGACATGCCTCTTGACTTTCCTGTATAATTAAGCACCGCTCTAGAGTTTGATGTAGCTTCGCTTAACATCATGTTCTTTTTAATACCTGTCTTTGAGAATATTGAGTTGCCTTCTACGTTTACGTTGTATATTTGGTCAAAAGTTCTACCGTCTAAACCTTCTATAGAAGCTGGATTTATACCTCTATCTTGAACCGCTACAATACTATTAAAGTATCTTTCATACCAATTGTTTAATATAGGGCTCCAATTATCAGGCATTACTTTTTGTAAACTAAGACCGCTAGCTGTTCTAGCGTTTCTAAGCTTATCGTCCATAGCCTTATCAAGAGCTATTAGTTTGTAATTTTCTACAATTAAATCATAAGAAGCTACAAAACTATTAGTTTTATTGTCTGCATCAGTGATAGCTGCATCTAGCAAATAATTATAAGCCGCTGTAGCTGGCATAGCATGTTCAAACTCATACCTTTTGCCTGTTATTTTTTTAGAGTAACCAGCAAATTGAGCTCCTAGTTTATGCCAATGACCAGTGTCGTTAGCTGTAAATGTTAAATATGTAGCTAAACCAACAGCATTATTTCTATCGTTTTTTATTGACTTTGATATTCTATCCCAAAGCTCTTTATGTATTTTACCAACCTTATTGTTAAAATCTTTAACTCTACCATCTTCAATAGCTTTTTTAGCTTTTGCTGGTGTACCAAACAATGTGTTGTATTTGTTTCTAAGCTCCCATATTTCGCTATTATTAACACCTGGTATATTTTGCCCAAACTCAGCTGTTTCTGCAACTTCTTTAACTCTATTTACAAAAGCTCTCCATATAGGCCCTTGAGTTTCACTACTAGCGCTAAGACCTAAATTTTTAGCGCTACTAGTAAACACAGTGCCTCCATCTGGCCCAACAAACATTTCTTTTAGACCTAGCTTAAATAAAGGTAAAACTACATTTTGTATAAAAGGCTCAATATCTTTTGTAGATTTAACTTCAAACGTTCTATCAAGATTATGAAGACTTAATAGTTTGTTTACTGCTCTTCTTTCATTTTTTATAGCAGATAAGTCTATTCTAAACTCAGGTCTAACGTTGAAAGATTGACTAAACATAGTCTCAGACATACCGCTTCGTATTCTTTCAACACCTGGAGTTGTTCTTCTTATCTCTTGATTAGTAATTGTTTTACCAAGTAAATCTGCAAGCGCTATAATTCTAGCCGACGTATTTCTGTTACGAGTTGGCTTACCATCAATAATATCTATTAACTCTAAAAACTCAGAGTCTTTTATATTTGTTCTTTTTACTTGACCTTTCAAGCCAGCTTTAGTTTTAGCTCTAGTTTCTCTTTGAGTATACAAAGCTGCTAGAACAGTTCTTGGTACTCCAGTTGCTTCGCCTTCAACATCAAAGCCCTGTGGAAGAGCATCTATTACTAGCTGTTTATTTTTGTTAAACCATCTTTGCGCGGAAGCTACTTCGTCAGCTGTTAAGTTTGCTTTTGTTTTTATCTTAGTTGGAGATACACCTAGCATTTCGCCTACTGTATTTATAGCAGCGTTAGGGACGCTTTTAAAGTTTTTTAGTTTAGTTACATCTAAACCAGCTTTTGACACTTCTAAAGCAACCTTATCAGCTATATTTAGTTCGTCAGCTATTACTTTTGCTTTTGTTTTTCTTTCTTCAACTTCTACGGCCGGAGCTTCATCAGCTACCACACCTTTAGCCTCTGTTACGTCGTCTTCAAACTCTGTTTTTAGTATTCTATTACCAGCTTCAATAGATCTAGCTGGAAGAAACTTGTTTATATAAGCAGCTAAAGGCACGCCAGAATCAGGCTTATAAGCTCTGATAAGATCTAAAATGCCTCTTTCACCTGTTTCTATTTCATCTATAATAAGCTGTTCGTCGTAGCCAGGCACGTCTCTAAACCTTCTAGCAATACGAGTTGTTATAGGTTTAAATTGCTCAAATATTTCAAACATACCAGAGTCTCCTTGCTGTTCGTATATTTCTTGAACTTTTTCAGAAGCAGCTCTAGACAAAGCTGTTTTATCGCCTCTTACTATGTTAGTTACTTCTGATATTAATACGTTTTTCTTTATTTTAGAAACATCAGCAACTGTTAAAGTTCCTTGCTTTATTTTCTGCGCAACGCCAGTTAAAAACTTTATAGCGTCTTCTTCGCCAGCCAAATCAATTTCTAGGCCAACATCATTAGCACCTTTACCTATCAAATAACCTAGCACGCCAGAAAACCTATTCGCTTTGTTTAGATTTATTTTGTTAGCTGCTACTTCTTCAAAAAAGACAGCCATAACTTCATACGATATTAAGTTACCTTGAGCATCTCTTTCTGCAAAAGCAGTTATTCTGTCAAATGAATCTTTAGCATACTTATTAGTCCAAGCTAATACTTGCTCTGCTAGATCATTGTAAACTTCTGGATTATTTCCTAATATATTAGTAAAGACTTGATGCTTTAACTCGTGAGTTCTAGTCTCTAATCTGTCATCAGCAGCCATGCTATCAATTACGACTACAGATTTTCTACCATCTACTGTTTGAATGTTAAAACCATGAGATCCTTCTTGTATAGCTTGTATATCGCTATTTCTATTGTTGTTTAGCTCAGTTTCTCTATTTGGCTCTGCTTTTATTCTATTATCGTATACTTCATTTATATACTCAACAGCTTGCTCTTTTGTTTCAAAGTCTTTTAAACTTTTGTTAAGCTTGTTATATTTAGACTTAGACTTAGATATATCTTTTTTTATCTGTTCAGTATTATATATAAGTCTAGCTTTATCATCTATTTGAGTATCGCTATATTGCTTGCCCGTAGCTTTTAACTCTTCTTCTGCTTGATCTTTTATTCTTTTTACCTCGTCTTTATTTTTTCTCTTGCCGCTGTATAAAGCCCAGGCGTTGTCAAAAGTTTTAGACTTTTTGAATTTATTTATTCCGCTTTGCAGAGAGTTAAACTGTACTTCTATTAACTTTAACGACTGCTCTTTAGCACTAGCTTCTAAGTCGCTATTTTTTATTCTATCATACTCAACTCGTAGATCTTGCTGCAAACTTACGGCTTCAACAAACTCTCTAGCGACACCGTTATATGTTTTTGTTATTTTAGTTTCTACTTCGTTTATTTCTGATATTATATCTTCTTCTAACTCGTTTATAAGATTTTCGTTTCTTTCAATATCATCTCTAGTACCTATGGAAACTATACCTCTTTGAAGTTGATCTTCTATTCTGTTGTTTAAAGCATGCAACTCTTTTTGTTGCTTCTTTTTATCCATTACAGACTGGTACGTATCAAAGTCTGAAAACTTTTGAACTATAGCGCCTTTAATTAAAGGTACGCTAGCAAAGCCAGTGCCAAATAAAGCCCCAGAAAACATAGCATGATCTACGTTTTCAAAAAGATCAATACCATTAATTATATTTTGAGTTACAATAGTTAATCCTTCACCTAAACTTTCACCGCCAGCACCTACAATACCTTCTAGCTTTTTTGTTTTATAAAAATCTTTAAATTGATTTTTGTATAGTTCGTTTCTAGCTGCCGTTTTAGTTAAAGACTTTGTAGCGCCTCTAACTAATCTAGCAGTTGGTAAAGCTCCAAAAACAACTTCTGCTCCAGCGTAGCCTATACTAGATAATTTTTTATCCATCTCACTGTATTCGGCTCTAACAAACGGATCAAGTTGTTCGCTTGTCATTTTAGAATATTGCTCACCAAATCCACTAGCGCCAATAATACCAAAACCAACAGGCGTTGTTAAAGCGGCAAATATAGGCAGCTGATTAGCCGTTTCTTGAGCCGCGAATGTAAAAAAGTTTTCTACAGAGTTAAAAGCATCGTCAAACTGAACGTCTTTTTCAAACTCTTGTCTTATTTCTTGGTATCTATTTTGTCTTTCTATAAACTTTTTATCGTCTTCTAAGCTATTAGCTCCAGTAAAAGCTTTTAGACCATAAGAAGCGCCGTCTAGCAGCTGTGCAGTTCCTACACCGGTAGTAACAAAAAACTTTTGAATACCATTGTAATTTCTTTTAAGTAAATCTAGCTGCTGATCTGTAGAAGATATTATATCTATGTTAGAGTTAATTTCATCTTGAAGAGAGTTTATATGAGATACTTTAGCGTTAAGACTTGCACTAGCTTTATTATATTCGTCTAACACGTTAGCTGGAATAACTCTACCATCTTCAATAGTAATAGTCTCTTCACCTTCTTTTATTTCAAATTGGTATTTAGTATTAGAAAGCTTACCATCTATTTCTTTAAGCTTTTTAATATCATCACCGTTTTCGAAGTCATTTATTAAGCTAGTTTGCAGCTCTATTTTAGATCCGTATTTTTGAGCAAACTCTTTGCCACCTTTTTCTAATAATAATCTATACTCTTCACTATCTTCAAATAACTCTTCAGATATTCTGTCTCTTTCAGATGCTATAGTATTATTTATTAAAATTTCCCTAGCTTTCGCTTCTATAGCAAACTTAGGTGCGTTAGAACCTAGTTCTTTAGCGGCCAACTGCAACTCTTTAATATAAGGTTGCTCTACTTTTTCTAGCTTTTGAACTCTACTACCTATTTTGCTAGTAGGAACATATTGAACAGTTGTTTTAGGGGCAAAAATATCACCAGAGTATTGCTTTGTAATAGCGTCTTTATCTATACCATTTTCTACAGTTCTACTATAGTCGATGTATTTATCTATGTCCTGTTGAGTTTTAGCGTCTTGATCTTGTTTTTCTTTATCGCCGGAGTTTTCGTTTATAAACAATGTTAATTGCTCAAAAGATTCTTTACGTCTTCTAGCTGCGTCTTCTGGCTTTGCAGCATCATAAACTCTAAACTCAATAGCTTCAGACTTTTTACCATCAGGGGCTACTACTTTAATCATATTAAAGTATTTTTCTCCGTCAAATAAATTTCCAGCTTGCTCAAATTTAAAACCAGGGTAGGCTTGAGATAACGCTACCTCAGCGTCTTCTTCAGACTTGTTGAAGAAAGAATAATCAACTACTTCGCCTTTGTTGTTTTTATCCAACATCCACTCGTGGCGAGTGTTGTCGTATTTTTTAGAAGCATCTTTTGCTTGATCTAGTAACTCCGAAAAAGTAGGAACCGATGGCGATCCCGTATCGAGTGCAGCATTTCTTGACTCCGCAGCCGCACTCATTGCCTTTGGAGTCGTTGGCTTTTCCACTTCAACACGGTTTATATCTTTATTTTGAAGTAAATAATCTTCTAAAGATAAGCCTTTCTCTTTAGCTCTATTTTCAACATCTTCTTGAGAAAATGTAACGCCTTTGTATTCAAACATAGTTTATATAATTAAGGTAATTCTTGAACGTTAAATGTTGGTGAACCTGGGAAGGAAGCTGTGCTAGGTATTCTAGAAACTTTATTTGTAGCTTGGTAGTTTAACCCTGGTATTAATGAGTTAAAATCTGATAAATTATAGTATATTGCCTTATTTTTATCGTCTAATATTTGTTTACCTCCAGTAGTCATTGGGTAATATTTTCCTTTACTACTACTATAATGATAATTTATATAAGAGTTTGTTGGGTCTTGAAAAATCTTTCTATTATTTAAAGCTTCTACAACGTAAGATAAATCTTTTTTATCGTCATCACCGCCACCGCTTTTGGGCTTAGTAGGTCTAGTTTGTGTTTTAGCAAAAACATTATCAGCTAATCTCATAGCCCAACTTCTATAAGACGATGTTATATCACCATCTTTAAACTGCTCATACATAAGGTCTATATCTTCTATATTTTCAAAATCAACTTTATATTCTTTCGCCATAGCGGTCAAAAAGCTAACGCCATTATCTCTATCGCCCGGGAAACCATCGTAAGCTAAAGAACCTGCTATTTGAGGTGTAGATACAACAGCGTTTATTTCTGCCATTATATTGTTTCTAAAAGAGCTGCCTTCCCAAGTATCGCCTGGCTTTAAATTCTTTTTGTAAGTTTCAACTTGCTTTAAAAGCTTGGCCATTTTAGCTTGTTCTTTTATAGCTACTTCTATTGGTTCTTGTAAATCGTTTATGTTTACGTTTTTATCGCCTACTTTAGTATAGATACCTACAGGCATGTCTTCTGTAGCCTCTAGATTAACAAACATGTTTTTGTTCCAATCACTGCTTGGATCTGAAAATTCTGCGTAAGAAGCTTTTGTGATAGCGTTATTGTACGCGCTCATAGCACCTTTTTTAGCTACAATCTTTTTAACTTTAGCGTCGTAAATTTCTTGCTCTTTTTTTATAGTAGCTAAGTTAACCTGTCTTTGATTAACTTTACTTAATAGCTCTGCTTTTTTCTTTTTTCCAAGAAATGGCTTTGATAGTTCTTGTATATCATTAAACTGATTATCTATAAGTTCAGATCCTTTTTCGCCCATACTAGCAGCGATTTGAGGTGTAATATCACCTGTGTCAATGCCGTATTTTTCTATGTTTTGCTCAAACTTAAGATCAGCGTCTTTTATTATTTTTTCAAAACCTCCAAAAACTTTAGATACAACAAAAGGCGCTAGCTTTTGAGAAGCTTGAGCCTTTGCTTGATACATTCTTCTAGCTGAGTTTATTAAATTTTGATCTGCCATATTTTAAAACTGTATTTATTATACGACTCCAGCAAGAGACGTTAAAGATCCAACTAAGTCGCCAAAAAACTGAGCTTGACCTTGCCTAGCCATACCTAGCTGCTGCTGAGCTCCAGCCATTCTTTCTAAATCCATACCGTATGTAGTTCCTAATCTATCAAACTCTAACGCTTGCTGAGCTTGAGCTCCTTGAGCTGCTAATTGCTGTAAAGCTAAATCTGTAGCTTGTTGTTGCTGTTGTATTCTAGCAGATTCACCTAGTCTAAGCGTTTGTGCTTGCTGCTCTTGCCTAGCTATATCTTGTGATATTGCTTGTCTACCTTGTCTTTGAATATCTGCTATAGCTTGAACAGTAGATATATCAAATTGACCAGTTTCTCTTTGAGCTTGTAGAAGTTGCGCCGTTTGAGCATCTAGCTGTGATCTAGCGGCTTCTGCAGCTCTTTGATCTATAGTTATATCTTCGTAAACATTTTGACTTGTAAGATACGGATTTGTTATACTTTCAAAAGGATTTTTAAATTCAAAATCCATATATGCTTGCTGTGATTGTGCTAGCGGCCCTTGGGCGTCTGTAATAGCTCTTTCAGCATCTCTTACTCCTTGCGAAGCTTGTATTCCACCGTATATCGCGCTTCCTACACCAAGAGCACCTAAAACCAAAGGTAGCACTTTCATTGGACTTTCTACTTGCCCTTTTACAACTTTATTATATTTACTCATTGTTCTATAATTACATAATTATTTGCTACTTTCACTAACTTCTATACCTACTCTAAATAGCTCTACATCGTTGTTAGCATCATCATTAATCATATTTAACTCAGCATAATAGCCTTTTATACTGCTAATATTAGTTTGTTGACTTTGGCTGTATAGAAAAAACCCATTTTGAGCTACGGCTAAAGGAACGTTGTTTGGATTAGATACAGCTATTGAAGTGGTGTTGTTGGCTTGATTTATATTAGTTATACTTCCTAGCGACTGAGGTGTAGAAGATGAAGTTTCAAAGTTGCCGTTAGACAAAATATCACCTGTAGGTATAAACCAGGCTTCATCTCCTACTTGAGGTGATGGATTTACCGTGTGGTTGAAGTTTAAAGTTATAATTGGCATTGTTTATTTTTTTTTAATTTATATACTAAAAGGACCAATAAAATTCGTTTGCTTTAAAGATGAATAACTTCTTGAAAATGGAGTTGAGTTAAACGAAGGATCTTGAGCTAAATTCCACGCAGAGTTTGGATTAGGCACGGTAGCGCCACTATAAGCTCCAGAAGCTATATGTTGAAATCTAACAATAGCGGTGTTAACTAAAAGAGGATTAGAATCTGGGCCTATATCCGCAGTCCAAGATACCCAAGAGTCGTACTGTGATAATTCTGTCCCAGCTAAATTTCCAGTAAAATCAAACTCGTTTATAGATCCGTAAAAAGATCCTGTCTTCATTTTAAAGTTTAAATTTGTAATACCTTGCGTACCTACACTTGAGCCGAAGCTATCTACTATCCAAGGAAAATCGTTAGAAACACTAAAATCGCCAGTGCCAAAGCTTTGATTAGTATCTCTAGCAATAATAGCTCTTATGTAGTCTGCTGGATTTTCAGCTGGACCTACAAAATAACCATTTTCATCGAACAAAGAATCTAAATCAGGATTTATTTTAGCGTAAAAAGTAACTGATTCTCCATTAGGATTAATAAAAAATTCATTATTATTACCTTCAATCATAGGCTCAGAGTTGTAAATTTCAGAATCTACGTACAAATCAAAGCTATATGTAAGGTCACCAGCGAAAACTGCAGGAGGAGGATTATCTTCAGCTACTAAAGTAACTTCAAAAGAGTCTATGCAATTATCTCCTCCTCCAGGCAGAGGGAAATGAAGAACATCTGTTACAACAACGGTAAACGTTCCAGTAGGCATTGCAAATGGATTTACTTGAACAACACCGTCAAATATTTGCACATCGTAATTGCCTGAACCATTAGCACCTGTTGCAAATACTTGCCCGTCACTAGCTGATGGAGAAGAAGGATTTGTAGTGCTTATAAGCACAGCTTCAAAATTACCACAATACTCACAGTTATTTTCGTCTACGTTAGCAAGTGGATTATAGTTGTCAGCAGAAGGATCTGTACACCCTACGACTTCAAACACGCAACCAGAGTCTACGTTAGCAAGTGGATTGTAGTTTAAAGCAGTAGGATCTGTGCAGCCAACTATAGCTGCAATACAAGAACCATCATCAGTGTTAGCGTTTTCATTAAAGTTAAGCGCGTTAGAATCAATGCAACCTAAAACAACAGGTATACAACTACCGTCATCTTCATCAGCGTCAGGATTGAAGTTGAAAGCTGCAGGATCAGTACAACCTGATACAACTGGAAATTGACAACTTCCGTCATCTTCAGTAGCAAGTTCGTTAAAATTAATAGCATTAGAATCAGTACACCCTAAAAATACGCATGAACCATCGTCTATATTAGCGTTTATGTTGTAATTAGAAGCTCCAAGAGTTGTACAGCCCAAAATTATTTCTATAGGATCTTCTTGCCCATCGTTATTTCCATTATTTCCATTTCCTTCGCCAAAGCCGTTACCATTAGTATCATCGCCTAATTGAGCTCCTGCTGGAAGACCAAATCCTTGAGCGCTTAGTTCTGATAAATCTAAATTAGCGTTAGCAGCTCCAGTAATATATTTGTGCCACTTATTTTCTTTATTTCTAAAGTTTATTACTTGACCGTCTTGAATATCTGTAGATATTCTTTCTACATACCAACCATCTTTAGCAGCGTTATCGTAATACTCGTTATTAGTAAGAGATTCGTATATTTTAGCTTGCGTGCCTTCGTAGTTTACTGTTTTAAAGCTTTTGACAATATTGCTCGCGTCGTTAAATATAAATCTAATAGAGCAGTTAAACTGCTGGCCGTAGTAATTATTTCTTAAAGGATTTTGTTGATGTTGCCAAATTCTACCATTTTTAAAAGTGTAATAATTATCGTTAAGACTAAATCCAGCTTCTTTAACATAAGTTCTAAAACTTGACCAACCATTATTACTTTCGTCGAACGATATAGTGTAGCCTCCAATGTCATCTGAAAAAGTTGGCGCTATATAGTCATCACTAGAATTAACGTAACCATAACTATTAGAAGTTGTATTAGACACAACCGGAACAGTTAGATTATACTCTCCGCTAGCATTGTCATAACTACCTATAACTTTAGTATCTTTATTTACTTGATTAAACGTATCAAAGAAAAAGTCTGACATACCATAGTCAGATATAGGTGTTATACCGTCCATAGATAATCTTAGCACTTTGCCTCTTTTAACATCGGTAAAATAAACTCTATAGCCATACTTAGCTAAAGACTCTGGATGATTAGATATACCATATTCACCAACAAATGGAGTAGCGGTTCCTAGTACGTTTTTCGATGCTACAACATTAGTATTTCCATCAGCGTTAAATAAAGCATCTTTGTTAGATAATATTCTAAGAACTTTGTCTTCGCAAAATGTTATTAAATCTGTATCTCTAGCTAAAAGTCTCTGTATTTGACCGTAGTCTGGGTTTAAGTCTTTAGTTATACCTTCACCAATTATAAATTGATTCGTTTTGTTAATGCTAGACTTAGAGTTATATATTCCTGAAAATATTAATTTGCTTTTGTTTATTTCTTCAGAGTAATCTTCAAACACAGTAGAAGCTTTAACACCGTTAGATATAAAAGGTTGATTAAATCTATCTCGTATTCTATTAGATTCAACACCGTTAGCAAAAGAAAAACAATTAAACCAAGGAAAAACTATAGTAGTTTTATCGTCAAAACCCGCGACTGGATGCGTAAATCTTTTTAAATACACTTTGTTAGAAAGAGTATTTGTCAACAAGCCTATTTCGCAGGTTACAATAGTTTTGTTTGGATTTTTAATTTTTAAAAAAAACTTATCTTGAGCGTTATAAACTTGAGGACCATTTTCGGTAACTAGTGGTGCAACAATAACAGGACCATCTAAAACTATTTCGCAAAAATCACTATTAACACTATTACCGCTAGTAAAAGATCCAACAACTTGTGCTATTGAAAAACTTCCAGCAAAACCAGCATCTAAAACACTATGCGAAGTACTACCTTCAAAAACAAATCCATTTGAGCTTTGATATATAGGAGTGATAGTTGCGCCGACTTGAATAAACCTATCTACGTTTTCGCTAGTTAGCTCTATAGGAAAAGCTTGGCTAGCCTCGTAATATATGTCTAAATCTTTATTTTCTATTGGTTTTGTTTCAAAAACTCCAGGCTTTTCGCTTGCAGTAATAACAATTCCAGTTGCTGATCCTACAACATTAGCTTTAAACGGCTCGTCAATTCTTACTTTAACAAAAAACTTACCTTGAACTTTTTCTATTTCTGCTTCTGTAGATAAATTTTCAAAATCTGCAGTAACGCCAGCTTGATCTAAAACTTTTGGAGGAGCTTCGTTAGATATAGCTATAATAGGGTATTCTAAGTTAACATTAGAAACATCTAAAACGTCATTGACTAAAACATCAGAAGTAGCCATAAAGTTGCTGCCGTGTTGTTTTTTAAATATAAGTATAGTGTCTTCTGTTATTTTGTTTCTGTCTACAGAATTAAAAGAAATCCACGCGGTGTTTTCGCCACCATCGTATATCCTATCTATTACTAAGTTATAATATTCAGATGAAGTTTCTTTTATAAAAAACTTATAAGAGTCAGCAAAGTCAGGCGCTTTATGATTGCAGGTTAGACTTAGCTTATTTATACTGTCTGAAGCTACATTGTCTAACACTATATTATTTTTACTTGGCAAAACTGGTGTTTCTCTTCCAAATTTATCTCTATATACAACTCCTATTTTATAAGTTCTAAATGACTTTATTGATGGGGCTCCTAGGTTGTTAGGATTAGTTAAGCCAACTTGAGTATCAGGCGCGTCTAAGTTTAGTATTTGTATTGGTATATTATTTATGTTGTTTTGATCTATTGGTGTTGGAATGTAGAAATGACTTTCAAGATCGCCGCCTAATACAAGCGTTCTAGCAAGTTCAAAGTTATTTCCTCCTAATATACCGCCAGTGCCTACAGGAAATCCAAGTAGATTTGGAGAAAAAATACCATCACCTGCCACCAAGTTAAAAGGGCCAACATCTTCTAACATCACTATATTTAAGTCGCGTTGACTTAAATTATATTCATTATTATGAAGAATAGTTTCGTAATCCCAATTAGGATTTAGTGATGAAAAGTTTAAAGCTTCACTGCCAAGATAAGCTGTATTTACACCTACAAACGAACTAGCGTTGGCGATATTTGTGTAAAATGTATTTTCGTTATTAAACACGATTGTAGAAGGAAAATCAGAAAATTGAGTAGTGTCAGCTCTTCCAAACCAATTAGCTATTAATTTATGAAAGCTTGAAGTACCTGCATTTGGAAGTTCATTTACAGGATCTAATTGTGGAACTGAAATAAAATTAAACTCTGAATTACCAATAAAGTTAGGATTAAACCAAGGCCAAAGGCTTTCTGACGCTAGGTTTAAATTACTAGATTTAAAATTATAACTAAAATTTTCTAATTTTATTTTGCAATTATTAGAACCAAATTGAGCTACAAAATAAGGATCTCTTTGAATAACAAATCTAAACTTATCTTCAGCGTTTAGTAAAAGTGTGTAGTTAGCTTTATACACTGGATTTGGTTGACCAATTTTAGTATCATGCCATTCTCCTTGCCACCAAAAATCTATCGTTTGTTTTAGTATTTTTATAGCCTTACCACTTGGTAAGTCGTTTCCAGGGCTTTCAATTGTACTTACTCCTAGAAAATCAAAAGGAGTGTTGTACAATATATCTAACGCTTTAGGATGTAAATTTTCAAAAGCGCTATTTAAAAAGTCTATGTCAAAATAACCGCCATCTCCTGGCGTGGCTGCTAAGTTGACGCTGTCGTAAGCATTACCGTACAAATCAGTAAAGGTTGTAGTTGGAGGCTTATCAGTTGGGTAGTCTGGAAATGCTGGGTGATACAAAAATTTAACAATACTATCGTTGTACCCTGGCGAGTTAATATCAGCAGAGTCACTACTATAGTTAGTTTTTTTCCAAGGAATAAAATTACCACTATTAGGCGCGTTTTGATATGTAGCACCACCATCTGTGGATATTTGCAGTGTAAGTCTTAAAGGTAAAACTTTATACTTATCATCTAAAACATCTCCCCAAGTTCCTAAATCATTAGTGCCATCTGCTACAGAATTATCAATAAATCCTTTAGCTCCAACTTGCGCTGAAATAGTGTAAAAACCTGTAGTAGAAACGTGATATACACCATCGGCGCTAGCAGGATCATTAGCAAATCCATGGTTAAAATTTCCATCTGGATTATCTGCGTTCACAACAGGTACGCCTTCATCATCACCATTAGCAAAAGCTCCTCTTAAATATTTTTGAACTCCGGTAATTGGAACATTGGCAAATACCTCTACAGCTTGCTCTATAGAAGTGTTGATGTAATCTGCGAAATTTATTGGAGAAGAAAAAAGCTCGGTATTAGGCGTGCCAGCTTCGTTAGCACCAAGAATTAAGTCGGAAAAGTAAACAGCTTCGAAAAGTACGTTAGTACCGCTAATAAAAGAATTTACAGGATCTACGCCAGGAAAGCTAGGATATTCGATTTCACCTGGAACAGTAGTGTTAGACAAAATTGATTGAAAGATATTTAGTTCATTTTCACCAGGCGGTAAACTTAGATAATAGTTCGCGTCTTGTATGGTTAATCCTTGAGCAAAAGTTTGATAATTGTTAGTAAAAAATACAGAAGTCAATTCTAAAGCTTCAGAAGTTAATCCAGTAGATATATCCGCGTTGACTTTATCTTGACCACTTGTTAGGTTATAGTTTTCTTTTATATTTCCGTAAATAATTCTATTAGCTGATATTTCTTGAGCTTTTGCAGATCTTGGAACTTGATCGAAAGGTCTTAGTATTTGATTAGGAGCTATTGCTTGAGAAAAAGTTTCAGCGTCTGAAGAGTATACACCTTTGTTTTTTCCAGTTCCATTTTCTTGAGATTCTGCGTCTGTAACTTTAAAAGATCTAACACTGTATACAGTAGATAAATTTTCTTCTTTAAATAGAAGTTCTATTTCTACAACATCTTTAGGCGTATGAAACGGCATAAAGTCTGTTAGTACTATTTGTTTAGTTCTATTAATTAAAGCTTTATTTTGAGAATCTACACTATTGTACTCATAAGTGCCCGGTAAAAAGCACACGCCAGTAAAAGGCGCAAAACCAGAATACTCACCATCTCTGTATTTCCATCTGTATGAAAATCTAACGAACTTATCTTCGTGTAAAGATTTGTCTAAAGATACACTAGCAGACTTAAAGCTAACTCCAGAAAAGTCTACAAAGTTAGGCTGGTTGCTATCTGCAGTTTGAAGTTGAGTTACTAAAGAAGCTGTAAAAGTGCTATTACTTAAAACTTCAGTTACTAAAAACTGCACCGGTTCATTTGGAAAATTATCTTCCGTGTCTAAAAAATCTAATGTTTGCCCAACTTTAAAACCATTAGGCCCTATAGATTGAAAATTAAATATCTGCCCAACGCTTGGAGGTTCTGCGTTAGCGGAAGATAAATACTGCCAAGGTTGTCCTTGATCGTCTAAAAAATTGTCTAGCGCTGATATAATAACATCAGAAGTAGCTCCTTCAGAATTTAAGCTTTCTCCTAAATTAACAACTAGCGGAGTGTCAGGATTTTTGCGTATAACAGTAACGTTTTGCTCTTCTACAGCTGTATTGCCAGAAATAAACAAATCAGAAATTAACCTAGTGTGATTAGCAAATTTCATAGCACCTCCACTTGTACCTTGTTTAGATAATTGTATATTTATTTTTTTTGGCTCGTCAACTCCATTTGTAAAAAATAATAAATCGTCTATATAGTTAGAAGCTATATATTTATTAGATCTATCTATGCCTAATACAGAGTCTTTTGTAAAAGTTATACCTTGAGGATCTGTTAAAATATTAGGGTCTACATCATTTCCAAAAAGTATAGTTATATTCAGTCCAACAAAAGAAACATCAGCTATTGGATTTCCATCTGAAGTAGTCATTCCTTTTCTAAAAACAACAGGTATGCCAATAGTGCTTTGGTCAGTAATGTTAGCGGTGAATTGTACTGCTTTGCTATTTAAAGGATCTATAGAAAATCCTGCTTGAGTAGCTAAAGGCGATATTCGTATACTTTTTACGTCTGTAAAAACAACGCTAAAGTTAGATGGAGAAGTAGCGTTTATATCATATTCTATTATAGCGTCTGAAATAATACCAACATTAGTAAGCCCATCATCTGTTTTTGCATTTTCTACAAAATAATAAGCTTTTTGATTTTCTTCAGCTATTAAATAATCAACACAAACAGCTTCGGGTGATAAACTTACTTCTTCGCTAGTTCCTAGATCAGCTCCTGAAAGCTTTAAGTTTCCTTTTCTGTTTTTTACAGAACCAACATTACCATTATCAGAAGATATAACTTCTACGTTTATACCTTCTCTATATTGACCTTGAGGCACGAGTCTCTCATCGAGATCTCTATTCATTTTACCCTCGCTAAAAACTCTATTAAATTCAGGCATTAGTGTTTAATTTGTTTAGATTTACCTCTAAGTATTTGTGTTATTTCTTCTAGCTTAATATTGGAAAGTCTAAGCTTAGCTTGTCTTGTAGTGGCTCTTCTTTCTTTTTTAAGTCTTTCAATAGTTGATCTAGCCATGTTGGCTTTATTAGAAACAATAGCATAAGCTATATGCTTGTACATAGCTTCTTCTGCAAACTTATGTACTTTCATTTCTTCTTCAGTGCCTAAGCCATCGCTTATGTATTTTAGTATAATTGTTTTACCACTAAGAGATGAGCCAAAATGTATTCTACCAGCGATTTCATCAATGTAGAAAGATCCGTTAACTTGAGCGTGTTGAGGATCAATGCCAAATCTTTGACCTAGATTATAGTCGTAAATGTCGTCGTCGTAATCAAAATCATCGTTTCCAGAATCAGCTCCTAGATCTTTAAAGTTGTTCCAAGTTGATGATTTTTTATCAAAGTTTTTAAGTATTAAACTCACACCACCGTTAGTTTGAGTGGCATTGTTGTCAATAGTTAATGTAGTGCCATTTACTTCTGTTACTATAGTTCCTTGAGGTATACCAGCACCGTTTATCGTCATACCAACTACGATGTCTTCGACAAGCGTAGCTCCTGTAGCAGATTCAGCGGCAGTTAAAGTATATGTTACTTGATTAGATCCATTTGTTATAGAAAAAGATCTAGATATAGTATCAGAGTCGTGAGACGTAGTTAAACTGCTAGTATTGACTCCATCACCGTCTACGTCAAAGTTGTAAGTTCCGTTTGAATTTTGAGATATGTTTACAGGGTTGCTACTTTTAGAAGCAGGATATATGACGTGTTCAATACCGGCATCATCGCTCCAAGTTAACTTAACATAGTTTACATAATCTTGAGGCAGCACCATAGCTAACGTATTTGGTACTATTATTTCTTGAGACTTTATAGATTTTAAAGTATCAAAGCTTAATTCTTGTAAAGCTCTTTGAGCATGAAAAAATACATCAGCTCTATTAACTTTAGATATTATCTTATCTTCACCAACATATATAAACATAAAAGCTTCAATTATCTCAGATATTGAAACAAATTGATACGAACCAAAATCTTCGCCTAAGTTACTATAATATGTAAACTGATTTTCGTTTATTAATGGCATATTTTATTATTTATTAGCTTGTTCTTCAGCAACGCCAGCTTGATATATTGTAGGATCTTCTATCATTATACCAGCTAGTTGAACTATTTTTAAAACTAAATTAGAAGCTTCTGAGCTATGTAGTTCAAAATCTACAGTCGTACCTGGATTATACAATGGCTCGTTAACGCCATTAGATCCTACGTAAGGCGCTAATATATATCCCCAGTTAGGTTTTACTGGGGTTCGTATAAAATCTATAGTAACAAAAACATTAACGTTGTTTATTACCGTGTTGTTGTCACCGTATATATTTATAATACCAGGAGAAGTTGGTCCTGTTGTTACAGGGTTAGGGTTTTGTCTTCTAACAAAATAAGGTCTATCATTGTGAGGTCTCATTATTTTGTGACCGTTTAAAACTCTGGCAGACTCTTTCATAGTAAGCTCTGCGGCTTCTTTTCCACCAACTTTTACTGATATTAACTTATATAAGTTATTTGGTAAAAACGATGATTTAGGAGAGTTCGGCGGAACAGCAGACAAAAACAAAGGAGCTGTTTGATCAAAAACTTGAAAAGGATTTAACTTCTCTTCTAGCACGTCAAGCATATCTCCGTGTCTACTATCGTTCTTTGGAAGAACTAATAGCTGGGCATGTTGTTTAACGTAGGAGTTAAATACCTCTCTTTGAGCTTGGTCTGCAAATAGGTTAAACTCCTGCGGAGTAATATATCCTCTCTGCTCTTTATTTACTATCGCTAATACTTTTTGGTATACTGAATTTATACTTACCGCCATAATTATCTTTTATAGTTGAGTAACCACCCCGAAGAGTGGATACTCTTCTATAAGTAATTACGCATTTAATCGCTTTTCAATGCTAGAGTAAACCTCCATACCTTCATCAGTTTTAAACCAATGAGCAAGTGCTGTATATGGATGCTCGTCAAATGGAACTGTCATTAATTTTCTACCATTAGATCCCCACAAAAAGTTTCTTTGATCTGCAGATATTTTTATAATTCCAAGCTCGACAGCTTTAATTCCAAAGTTTCTAAGTGTCACATTGTCATCAGAGGCTAGCTCTAAGAACAAAGCAGGATTTCTACGTGCAAATAGTAGCAAATCTCTTTTCAACTCCTTAGAACTTAAGTCTGATACTTTAGATCCAACTTCTACTCTCATTATAGCTTCAGCTAAATCAATGTCTATAGATCTTGCTAAGTCTAAAGCTTCTATTTCCATTTCTAAAATATCAAGCTCATCTTTAGCTTCTTCAACTGGCTTGTACTCGTAGTAAAGCTTGTCTTTGTCTGGGTGATACATTGACAACAGCTTTTGAAGTACTGTTTTTTCTTTTGGAACATATAAGCTTCCGCTTCTAAAAATAATATGAGCTAATCTTTGATCACCTACCATTTCGTCAACAAAAGGAGTTCTTTGATTTTCACAATACTTTAACTCTCTCTCATAACCTTTTTCTTGGTCAAACCAATACATGCCTGAAGATTTAACAGACCTAGATACAGGTTTTTTATTACCCTTTAGGTAATACATTCTATCTTTTATTTCCCAGTTATTTTTAGGTTCTAAATCTTTAACTTTAACTTCAGGACCTCTATAAATAACTTTTTCTGGCGCAGACTCTTCAACAAAAGTCTCAACCGTTTCATTTGTAGATTGTACTTCAGACTGTTCTACTTCAGCCTTTTTTGTTTCTTTTTTCTTTGACATAATAAAATAAAATAAAAATTAATAAAAAAAAGATCAGGGCCGAAGCCCTGACCTTAGTAATATGGTTTACTTCAACAACATAAAGTTGTTAGCACCTTGAGTCACTAAACATCTTTCAGACAAGAAGTGGATTTGCATAGCATCCAAAGCAGAAGTAGCAGCACCAACAGATCCTGTTACCCAAGTCTTCATTCTTCTGTCATCAGTTTGAGAAGCTCTATAACGAACGTGTAAGAAAGGTCTTTTGATGTTTTGACCTAACATTTGATCGTATACAGTAGAAGTACCAGCTGGAATAAATACACCGCGAATAGCAGCAGAACCAGCAGCAGTATTAATACCGCCTCTAGTAGCTTTGTCGTTTAAGTAACGGAAGTCAGACTTGTAGAAGTCGTAAGAACCTCTTCTGAATCCAGAGAAACCTAAATTAAGAGCCATATCTTCGTCGTTTTCGAATACTCCATAAGAAGTACCACCAGCGCCGTAAGAGTTCATAGAAGCTAACATATCATCAATAGCAAGAGAAGTAGCTCTGTTACAGAAGATCATGTTTTCCTCGATAGCACCTTGCTTGTCAAACTCAGCTAAGATAGCGTCAAATTCAGCTAAATCAGTAGCAGCGTTAACACCAGTGATACCAGAAGATAAGTTACCTCTGCTTTCGATAGCAGCAAATAAACCTTCAGAACCAATAGTACCAACTGTACCAGCTGTTGAACCAGGCAGTAAGTTAGATCCGTCAGCTACAGAAGCAGCAGCGTTAAACTCAGCTTCTAACATTGACATTTCTAAGTAGTCCATAAATCTAGCTCTAGTATCAGCTTCAGCTTTTAGATACCACAAGTAGCCAGAAGCACCAGTTTCAGAAGCAACTTCAATCCAACCAATTCTTGAAGCGTCTGATCCAGATACTTCATAAAAATCTTTTAAGATAATTGGCTTGTTAGTAAAGCTTTTGAAATCAGGCTCATTAGCATTTCTAGATTCTGTTGCAGTACCAGCTGTACCTACGTGGTAAGACTGACCTTTGCTAAATTCAGATCCATAAACTAATATTGTTGTATCATCAGCAGTACCTGTAGCAGCTAAGTTAGCTACATCGTAAGCAGCAACATCAATAACGTTATCAGCTACGTTTGTAACTAAACACTTGAATACACCGTTAGCGTTAGCAACGATAATAGTATCGTTAACTCTAACACCATGGTCGTTAGTAGAAGCACCTGAACCAACAGCGTTTCCATCAATATCATTTTGTAAAGTGATTTGAGAAGTAGCTGCAGTACCTGGGTTACCACCACCAGCGTTAGAAGTAACTTGACCAGTGTATGACAAGTGTAATCTACCTTGCTCAGACCAAATAACTTGGTCAGAAGTCATAGGTTCTTCAGCACCTACTTGGTTCAAGAAACCAGCGATAGTTCTCGGTCCGAAAACTTCAGCTTCTTTTTCCATTAGGTCTGGTAAATACTGTTGAGCCCAGCCAGCTGTAGCTGAGGCTGTAAAATCGATATAATTTGTTGCTAAAGCCTGCTGCTGTGCAGAAGGCACGCTATTTAGCAACGATCCGGGAGTTAAAGGCATTTTTTAAATGTTTTAAATTGTTATTATTTCTTTTTTCTAATTTTAAATTTAAAGTCAGAAGAGGATTCACCATTAATTACTTTAACTTTGGTTCCACCAGCTTCGACTTGGCCAAAACTTTGACGCGGCTCCATACTTACGTTTTTAGCTTTAGCGACGCTTTCTTTAATAGCGTCTGCTTTGCCTTGCTCGTAAAAATGTTGAGCTATAGCATCTGGGTTCATAGCCGTAAATAGAGACTTATGGTAATCTGCTGCGCTATTTAAAAACTTATCTTCATTCAAAAACTTTTGCATGAAAGCATCTAAATTAGCTTGTTGCGTTTTTACTTGCTCTTTGTTCTTAACGTTAAACCTAAATCTTTTCTCTCCGACGTTGTATTCAAAACCTTTGAACTTGTCATTGAAAAGCTTATCAGTCTTTTCGTTAAATACTTTGCGTTGTTTTTCAACAATCGACTTTGCTTCTTCCGATTCTTTATTGTATCGGTTGTAAAACTCTAAAGCTTCTTGCGCTTCTGGCGTTAACCTAGAACCTGCTTTAACTTCATCGTAATACTTAGACTTTTGCCCGTCTAAATAGGCTTTAGCGTTAGCAACTTGCTCTTTCAACGCTAGCTTTTTTCTTTTAATGTCTTTTTCATCATCAACTTCTTCGTCGTAGTTGAACTGATCTTCCATTAAAAAGTTTATCTCATCAGAAGATAAATGCGGCTTTGTTCTTTTATAGTATTCGTAAAGCGCTTCTTGATTATCCATTTCAGAGTAATCTTTATTCAACCTTACGTAGTCTTCTAAAGTTCCGCCAGTATCGTTCATAAACTCAACTAGCTTTTCTAGGTTTCCTGGTATTTTTATTTCTACGTTACCGCTTTCACTAACACCAACTTCTAATTCTTCAACTTCTTCTTTTAATTCTTCTGCTGGCTCTTCATCTTCTCCGGTAATCTCTTCAACTGTTGCTTCGTCATCTTGCTCGCGTACTTCTTCGCTAGCTTCGGATTCGTCGCGAACAGATACCTCATCTGTGTTTTGCTCCTGAACGGCATCTTCTTCTTCTTTTTTATCTAAGTCAACTTTGAAAACAGAATCATCTTCTTTACTTTCAAACTTGTCTAAATTAACTTCAACTACATTTTCGTTTTCACTAGTAGTTTGCTCTTGCTGAATTTCTTCAACAACATTTTCTTTGTTTTCTTCCATAATATAAAATATAAGTTATTAAATGTCGAGTGCACCTAATCCAAGTATATCATCACTTGATGATTCGAATTTTTTAGGTGAACCACCTGTTTTCCTTTGATCTATAAGCTCACTTTGCTGAGAAGCTTGTATTTTAGTTCTTTCGTCTTTACGATCTTCTTTTTCTTTTTCTCTACCTTTTAAAGCTTCAACTTCCATCATTTTTATTTGCGAGTTCATTTGAAACTCTAGCTGCATAAGCTCTTTTTTAACATCAGCTTCAGCTCTCATTTTTTGAGCGTCAAGCGAGGCTTGCATCTGAGCTAACTGGGCTTTTTGCTGAGTTAAAGCTTGCTGCTTTTGAACTTCAGCGGCTGCGGCAGCTTGACTAGACTGGTTGTTAATTTGAGCTTGCATTTGCATATTTCTTTCAGCTTTAGCTTGATCTCTTTGCTCTTTTTTCTTTCTTCTAAGCTTTAGCATTTGATTAGCTAGAGATACATTTTTAATATCTCTAATATCTATAGCGTCTTCAAGCTCTATAGTTTTTTGAGATAAAGCTATTTGAATATTGTTTTCAAGCCTAGCTTTTTCTTCTTCATCTGGAGCTAAATCAATAAATATGCCAAAATCATAAAGATGAAGTTCAGACATTTCGTCTAGCACTGCTACATTATGAGCTCCAATAGAAGATATAAGAGCTTCTGCAGTTGGCGAATACTCTATAATATCAGATATTCTTAGCGACAGAGCTTCTGCAACTTCCGCTGTCAAGAATAAACCAGACTGTAGTATATGTCTTGTCGCCGTGTTACTATTAGCAGCCGCTAACTTTTGAACACCTACTAAAGCATTAGAGTCAGGCGTGCTTCCATCTCTAGCCTCGTTTAAGCCCGTAACATCTCTAATCATTTGCAGGTAGTAATTGTAAGTCTGTATTAAGCTAGCAAGCTTAGCGTTGCCACTACCACTTTGTATTTCTCTAATAGGTACTCTACCTGGATTTACGTCGCCGTCAGCAGTCATTGATCTACCAATAACACTACCTGTTTGGAAGAACATATTTAAAGCTTCCTGAGGGTTGTAGTTTGTTCCGTTGCCTAAATCTATTTCGGCTAAAGCATCAGCGTCCATATATACGCCATCTGGAACCATGCGTGACATAACCTGCTGCAACTTTAAGTGAGTTAGCTGTATCATGTCAGCAAAACCAGTTATTCTATCAACAAGAGACTCTATTTTACCTTTATACATTCTTGGAGCTACGATATGGTAGTTCATTTTAACTTTACCATATTCGCTTTTGCCTCTAAGCATATTTGGACAAAGCTGCCACTTAACAAGTTTGTTAGTTCCGAGTATCAACGCTCCTTCGTACAAAACTTCTATTTGTCTTTGAAGTCTTGAATAATCGCCTTCTTTTCCTTCTGGCGGATTAAACGTGTCGTCTTTTTGAATTACTTTATCAGCACCTGTAGCCGTTTGCTTTACCTTGTAAACATCGTTCATGTAAGTTTTATAATTAAAATACAAAACTTGAACCTTGTTATTATCGTACTCTCTATAAGCTCTAAACCTCTCTATATATTGATTATTCTTTTGAACTATATCTTCTATATCTTCTTGCTTTAAGTGCGGAAACTGCTTTACAAGCTCGTTGACAGGTATGTTTTTAACTTCACCTACGTAGTATATATCGTCAAAATATGGAGACTCAGTGTAAGAGTATACTAAATCAGCTGGATCTACATATTCAACAGTAACACCATCTGAAGTATTAAAGCAAGTTTTAACAGCGCCAATACCGATAGTAGTTAAATCATAATAAAACCTTTTCTTAGTAAGCTCATACTTATTTCCCTCTAGTAAATAGTTTATAGCTTGCTCTTCTGCTATTTCAACTTCTTGCTTGTAGTTAAGCTGCATGTGTAGTTGAAGCTCTTCATTAGACTGAGGTAAAGTCTCTGGATCGTTTTCGTAAAGATTAACACCAAAGTTTTGAGCTACGTAATCTTTTAGATTAGACGTCTGCATATCTTTCAATATAGACGTCATATATTCTGTTCTTTTCTGTACGCCAAAAGGATCTTGTGAATATGCTTTTACATCGTAGGTTCTTTCAGATATACCGTTGACAACTATATCGACAAACTTAGGAATAATAGGGACTGGCTTCCAGTCAAGATTCAAATAACTTAAATCACCGTTAATAGATAATTCATCTTTATACTTTTGCACAGGTTGATCACCTCTAGCGTACATTCTTAATCTGTGAAAATTATTTTGATAATTGTAGTATCTACTATTTACGCCAGAGCCAGTTCCATACGAAGTGTTATTATCGTAAAACCACTCTGACTGTATAGCTTGAGCTACTTTTAAGCCATACTCATAACTTATTTTTTCTAAATCGCTAACAGCTTGACTTGGGAAATAATTACTAACCATTTCTTATTATTTTTGACGTTTGCCCGTCGTTTTTATATTTAGCTATATTAATGTTTAATCTTGCTGGTTTTCTACTCGCTACTGGAGTATATAGGTTTTTATTGCAAGCCATAATAGCTAACCCGCTACTTATAGATGCGTCAAACTTGGTTCTTTTGTTTATGTCAAACTTAGCCCAATCATTTAACGTTTCATTAAAATATATATTACCGTACTTGCCATCGCCTTTACTTCCAACGTGATTGTTAATATACATTTCAATAGCAGCAGCGTGAGCTTGCTTTATATCTTCACTAGAGTTTGGTATACCACCTATTTCTTTTTCAGCTACAGATAACTTGTTCCAAACTTTGTCAGGTCTATTCATACTAAATCCTCTATATCCTCTACGCTTGAAATAGTATAAAAGCCTTGGTTTATTATTTTCCGCAAGTAGTGGCATGCCGTAAAACACGCAAGCCATTAGCACATCTTCAAAAAATATTTCTGCGGTTTGCGGCCTAGCAATATATTCTAGGAAAAAATGGTTTGGTGGAGCATCTTCCATTGAAAACTTCGTTAGCCCGTGTAAAGATCCTTTTGAACCTCTGCCATCGACAGTACCACTTATATCGTAACTGTCACAACCAAGAGCACCAACGTGTTCGTTACCTGGATGTTTTACTCCATTTTTTATAATCACTCTATTTTGCAGATTTGTATTAGGAACCCAACTAATATTAAATCTACCGCTTTGATCTGGATTAAAAACAACTTTAGTGTCTTTGATACCATTAAGCCATTGAAAGTTACCTACAGTAACAGCGTTTGAGTTTTTAACGCCCTCGTTATAATCTATTTGCTCATATATTTTAACAAGGTTAAAAAGACTATTTTTAGTTTCATCTCTAAACGCATGCTCTTCAGTTCTTGGAAACTGCCTGTAAAATTCGTTCAAAGCATCTTGATCGTCTTTTAATCCTTCAGCTTCATTATCCCAGTGATCAATTACACCTACGTCTATTAATTCACCGTCGGGTCCGTATACATCATTACTTGGATTATTAAATACAGGCTGTCCGTATCTGTCAATAAATCCTTCATAGTTCCATTCCATTGGGATAAAAAGAGAATATAAACCAGACTTTGTTTGTCCATTGCGATTTCTCTTTGTGACGTCAGAATCATTGTAAAGTTTTTTAAAGTTATTACCACCTTTATCAAGAGCATTACTTGTCGAGCCCATCATACACTTTCCGACTATACGAGCACCTAATCTTAAGCAAGTTTTAGTAACTCGCCAGTTGTTTAGTATATTGTCTGGCTTTTCCCACTTGCCACTTTCATCGTGTACTAGCAGATTAAGTTTTTCTCCATCGTAACTGTTATCACCTGTATTTTTCCAGTCAATAGTAGTATCAAGTCCAACCAACTCTTCCTGCGATTCGTTCGTAGTAATTTTTCTACGCGTGAACTTACTCGCAGGAACGCGATAAGCAAGTTCAGACTTAGGTCTGTCCATACCATCTTGAATAGGCTTGAAAAAGAACGGGTAATTGATAGAGATAGGTACCACCTTATCGGTAAACATTTTTTTAGCATCTGATCCTGATTTTGATAATATTCCGTATCTAGCGTCTGAAGATATTGTAGCTAGATTAACTGTTTCTGCTGAAGACATAAACGAAAAACCTGATCGTCTATTTTTAAGATAACACATACCATAACATCTAACGTCTGCTTTGCAAGCTTCCCAGAATATATAAAATAATCTATTAGCTTCTCTAAAGTTAGGAGCACCAACATCGATTTTGCTCCATTGCAGGTACATGTAGTGCGTGCCTGTTATATATGTAGGTGTCCCGTTATTATTGAACCAAAATCCTGCTTCTCTACGTTCGAACTCTGTGTCGATATAATCGTACCACTTTTCTTTTGATTCTTCCGGGTAGTCCCTCCAGTCAAATATATTTTTAAGCTTTGATAGTTCTTTTGGATAATCGAATCTTTGCCACTTTTTATCTTTATTGCTGTATACATCTTTTGGTTGTTTTGGTAGAGCTATTTTTAGGTTTTGTATTTTATATATATCACCTATTTGCCCTGTCCTTGATATTACAACAATATCGTGTTCTTTATTATAGCCATACTTCCACTTCTTTGATTTATTCAACCTATTAATAGTTGTTAGCTTTATAGGCTCAATTATTTTATATAAAGTTTGCTTATACATTGGTTGTATACTTATCGCTCTGCTCTACTAGTATTAAAGCAAAGTTAGAAAATACACCCGAATTGTTTTGTGACACTTCTTTAGCGTTAACATAAACATCTGTTTTTTCCTCAATTGGAAGAGGCATTTTAAAATATTTTATAAAGCTAGTAGAGCCAGTCGTGTCAATAGATACATTCTGCTTTATTCTTTTAACACCGTCTTTTCTAAATATCATTTCAAGAACAACAGCTGTAGAAGGCGTTGCTTTAGACATAGATCCAGAAAAAGAAGTTAAATAAGCCTTATGGTTTCTAGGTATGGTGTAAATAGCCATGTGTGTTTGACCGTGTTCTGCTGGTATTTCAGCTAGAGTTAGGCTATCATCAGAGTTATTTATAGTTATAGTGCCTTCGTTTAATTCGCTAGATCCAGCAGAAGTTACAAATGCTCTAAAAACTCTAATAAAATTCTTACTACCAGTAACGGCTGTTTGACCATTTAAAGTAAAATCTTCTTCTACAAGATCGTAATTAGCGTCTAGCCCTTGAACCTTTATCGTTAAAGCTCCAGTTGTACCTGTACCATTATCGTCAACATCATTGCTTATTATCTTCAAGGTGTCAGCTGAAGAAGGGAAAGTGTATAAGCCGCCGGCGCTCCACACTGTTTCCGGATCTGTACCTGTATCAATATCTAAGTTATGTCCAAATTTGTGAACTAAAGTATGCTTAGGCACTAAACCTTTCGATACTTCTGTGTGAAAATCTAATATATTATTATTTAGTCCCATTTGTTTTATTTTGATCGGCCTTCCGCGAAGCCTTTAAATACTCGTTCTTTTTTTTCTTCAGGTGTCTTTCCTTCCAAAATATTCTCTTCTTCTTGTATACGGTTAAGTATTTCAAACGCATCAAATATAGCTAACTTTTTAGTAGCTGCAGCGTTTTTAAGACGATCAGCAGATACGTCATCTTCAGTATTAGTTATGATTTGCTCTTCAGCAACTTTTATTAACTCTTTAACTGCTTTGTGCCCAGCTTGGATTATATGTTTCTTTACTTCCTTGATGTCCATATTTAATTGTAATAAACTTATTGTATACTCTAAACAAGCGCTGACCGTCAATTATAAACTCGTATTGGGAAAATGGAGTATAACCAACGACTTCGCCTTTTTCGTAAACACCGTCTGTATATACTATTACACCTCTGTCTGGATGCTCTTTACTTTCACTAAAATTATCTTCATCTACAAGAGGTTGTACGAAGCAAAAACCATCGAGTGGTCTCCACTCTTCGTCGTTTTTATATAGAAATATTTGATCAGGACCAACTATATACTTATCTTTTGAAAAGTAAGATTTGCTATTTTTTTCAACACCTTTAACGTCGCTCCATCTTCTAAACACGTTGTGGTGCACTATTACTTCCGCGTTCTCTCGAATATTAGTATTATTAATAATAGGAGTAGATACAATAACACCTTTACGGTTGACGAACTCATGATTTTGATTTTCAGAATTTACTATAAGACTTTTATCACCTATTTTCTTAGTATTATTATACCTAGAGCCGCAAGGCTTAACGATAAAATGATGTATACCTTGCATTAGTATTCAAGATTATATTCAATAGATATTGCCATATTTTTATTGAAGTCTTTCCAAGGCATAACATCTTTATTTTTGCGAATGTAAATACTATACTTTTCCTCTTCTTCAATTATATCACAAATTCTATGACCTCCATAAACCTCTTGGCCTACCGAGTAGTGCATAGAGTCTATTTTGTAATCTTTACCTATCGTTATCTTTCTTATTAGTTTTGTCGAGTTCATCTTTATTATATTTAATTTCTCCAGTATTAACATCAACATTATCTGTGCCGTACTGCTCTTTAAATTTATTTTGAAGATCCATAACCATGCCTTGCATTTCCATAACAGCATGCATAGCTTCATGCTTTCTAACTTCTAAAGCGCCTATGTCAGTTCTAGCTGCATTTATACCTTTAGCTAAGTTTTTTAGCGTTGTTAATTGTTCTTCTGAAATTTTGTTAGGACGAAGGGCTTCCACCTTCGGAGTCTTTCTTTTTGCCATAATTTTATTTAATTTAAGTTAATTTATTCTTCGTTTATAACGCAGCTGTCAAAAACTTGCGTCATTTGCTCTTCTGATAAATGAGATAGTTGGTAGTCTCTCAAACCGATAACATACTCTAAAGTTTCTGGTATGTGTATTACGTCTGCTAGCTTGCAAGGATGCTGTATATTTAGAGCAGTTTCTATAATAGATCTTACTTCTTTGCACTCTTGCTCTGTCCCTATAAAGTATTTTGTTACTATCATGCTATTGTACGTCTATTGAATTTCTTTCACCTATATTACTAAGTACAGATGTTATATTATCACTAGATAATAAAGAGTCATATATTGCTATTTCATATATTTTTCCAGAGTGAGATCTGCCACCATTTTGGCCACTTCCTATTACTTCTATATCTACAGTGTTAGAGCTAGAAAAAAGAGTTGTACTAACCATCTCTGTACTATTTTTGAAAAACTTTATAGTAGCACCAGAAGCAGCTGACTTAGTTATTACTAAAACAAACTTAGTATCAGCTACAGGCGGTGAAGAAAATTGTCTAGCTCCAGTACCACTTGGAGCCCCAGCAGTTCCACCTAAAACATATCCAAAAACACTAGTAGTGTCTTGGCTAGATTTAAACATTTGAATCAACTTGTTTGTGCCAAGAGCAACATCAGTTAATATATAAAAATCACTAGTACCAGGCGTAGGAAAAACCATATCTATAGCGAAAAAAGCTGTAAAAGCGCCTAAACTAATATCTGATGCTAACTCTAAATGTATTGGATTTGATCCAGTACTTCCTTCAAAGTCAAAGCTTCCGTCATTACTATCATAGTCTGGCTTGCTATTTACTGTAGATTGTGTAGCGTTATTAGAGTTGCCAGAAGAGTCAGCCCAAGTTAGCGTGCCGCTATCTGTTACGCCTTCTTTGTTTTTAAGCCAAAGTTGCAAGCCGTTTATACTAGTTAACTCAAATCCTTCTTGAGAAAATGCAGATGTTACTATACTATTTCCTAGTCCTAGCATTTACTTTCCGAAATAACAGATTACACCACCGTCAGCATCTGCCGCTGGAGTTACTTTAGTCCATCTTCCGTATATAGTTAATCCTTTTGGAAAAGTAATACCTTCAGCTGTAGTACCTCCGGCTCCGTGAAACTCATCTATAAACACTAATGTTTGAGATGCAGTTGGAGTTAAAGCCGCGCTTAATGTTACATCGTCATCGTTTACTGAAACTACCCTAACTCCAGCTTTATTAGGCCCTTCGTAGATAGGTGTTGGTGTTTCAGAATCTACAGTAAGACCAGCGTCTATAGTGTCAGCATCGTTGACTAATAATACAAACTGACCAGGCTTTATCAAAGTGTTAGCTGCACTTATTTCCACAGTATCATTAGTAAAGTTTACTGTAGACGTGTTTCCAGTGCAAGCAGCTTCTGTTACACCTAAGTAATTAGCAGCAGTTGCTTCCGTGTCGTTAGTTCCTATGTATTGAGGTCCTTGACTATTTAAAATTTCAGTTATAAGTTCTGTAGGTGCATTGTCAGCTATAAATTGAATAGCTACAATAACTAATCCTTTTGGAGGATAAACAGGCTTTGCTAAATTTTGAAAAGCGCTGCCCATTTGACCAAAGCCGTATGCTACTTCTGTTGAATTTTGTCCCATTTTATTTTTTTACTTTTTCAATCGATCGACCTCCGAAGTAGGCGCCGATTACTGTTATTAATACGAGTTGAAGTAAATCAACCCACTTGTCTTCTACTTTAAATACAATTACACCTGCATCGATAAATATAAGTATAGTAGTGCATACTACAAGCCAAGCTAATACT